CAGATAGAAACAACATTCCTTTTGTAATCTTCAACTTCGTAGGAGTATCCTTGAGGGGGTTGATGGGGGAAATCATTGGGAAGTTCAATCATCAGGTGGTAAACTCTTCGACAATACAGGACTCAATATCTTCTGCTAGAGTATAAGTTGGTGCTTTCATAATGTTCTCACGCAAACGATTGTAATGTGGATGATTGAAATCATTATCACTGGTTGCAATCAAATCGAAACATTCATCATCATTTTCTGCTACTACATTCCACAACCCACCATATTCAGACTGCGGAAACGGGACAAAGTGCTCAACAACGTAAAGATACTTGGTCATCAGTTTGTGTAAATTACTCCTCGATTTTAGGATAATAAGGGGTGTTAGTCAAGTTACAAAGTTGCCTTTCTAACTCACATTTTACAGAGATAAGATGTGAATACAAAAAAGAATTGTATTCATTATCTTCAAGTAGTTTGGTCAAGTTATCTACTTGATGCAGAGCAAGGATTAACCTTGTTTGTTCGCACTCTAGTTTTTTCATAGCGGCAGTCTGGCAACTGATTTCTTCTTCCGATGTCTATCTATAAAGTTAATCGCAGATTGACGATTGCGACAGACTTTGAGAACATTTGCTTGATGAACTATTGCGAGTTGTGTATCACTTGTGCCGACAGGTATCGCGGCATACATCATAGGGTCATCATATTTTCCAACGATGAATCCTTCCTCTACTGGTTTTGCATCTAGAATAGTAGACTTTGTTTGAGTAATTTTCACCCAAATACCTCCTCATAAGTCATACTTTCAATGCGTTTTACTTGTTCAGAATATGGTTTAGGGTTCTCTTTGGGGTCAAGAAAATATCTATACATTGCACTACCTGGTGGTGGAAGGTTAGCAATCATTCTCTTTTTAGCAAGCATCAATTCATGTGCTTTTCTATATCGTTCTGTTGCTTCTTGAAAGTTCATCGGCGGATTTCAGAAATTGCAGGTTGACCTTGGTGAAACACAGTATCAACAACTGCCTGCACTTTGCGAGCAGTGGTGATACCCACCTTATCATAAGTGGGGACGCAGACAAGACCAAAGGTCTTCTCTTTACCACCCAGTCGGAT